TAAGGAACCCCAGTATATAAATATGGAATAGGTACTATAGGATAATTCTCAAACGGCATTTCATACTCATATAAGAATTGGTCACTAACAGTACATGTTAACTTAATATGGGTTTTGTAAAACTGAATATGATCTACAATATTTTTCTTCATCTCAGGATTTTCTTGCATAAGCTTAAATTCACTTTCAGGGACTACAACCTGTTCCACCTGAGATTTCTCTTCCTGAGCCTGGCTCATCAAAATCTGTTGATTTTGCTCAATAGCCTCCTTCATTCCCTTTTCAGCTTTTTCTAATTCTAATTCCGCCCTTTCCTGTATAATCTCTTCAGCTTCTAGTTGCTCTTCTATCTTTCGCTGAGCTTCAGCAAACATAACAATCTGTTCATCCTGAAATTCCTGTTGTTCCACTTGTACTCTCTGGTCTATTGCAGCGGTTTGCGCAGGCTCAAGAGGGACCATCATAAAAACTGTTACGAAAGAAACCTTTATTCTTTCATAACACTCATAATAATCAAGAAGATCATCATCTTCTCCCTCAAGAGTAACACCAAGAGTAATATCTTCTGGAAGGATATTCTGAGAATCAGACCTGGCAGCCATAGAATATTGGGAAACCTGACCTATACTACTTGCAGCTTTTATCTTACGCTCCATATCAGGCATCATCTTCATCAACTGTGTTCTTGCAAGAAGTTTTTTCACTATGACATAAGATGCGTCTCTAAATAGAAAATCCCTGGAAGCAGGATCAACATATACATCATATGGATCAACACGGGAAAAAGTAACTTCTCCCATTCCCATATCAGCATTTCTATCTATATCTACAAGAAAATAACCAATGCCCTTAGTAAGAGCATCAAGAGATACCTGACCATATAAAGATTTGCCATTAGAGAGATACCAACAATAGTCAGCAATATCTGAGTGAACCTGAGCCACATCTACATCTGATCCCTCAGCACCAACAGCCTTCCATTTAGGATTATTAGCCGTTACAAAGTAACGCATTATTTCTATGATTGGAAGAATCCTATTAATAGTAAATGTAGGCATTCCAGCTTCTTCAATATCAGTCCTCTCAGTTGATGTTAACTGTTCACCTAAATAAAAGTCATATCCTTCTTGACTAAGGCCCTGCCATCTTTGTCTATGAAGATTATTAGTCTTCTCCCAAAGAGTCTTAATCGTTTCAGCTCTTTCTTTATTTGATTTTCTACCTGGTTTTGCCATTATTCTCTTATCTCAAAGTGTGGAAGGTCATCGAATTTATTATCCTTCACTTGCGTATCTCTGTCCCAGTCACCGCCCCAACGTATCTTCAATCCCATTTGCGACGCGATGCCCAGAACAAAACCACCAAAGTAATGAAACCTATCACGGTCGCTCCAGTCGATAGGGTAAGGAGCCACATCCACGGCTTTTGAAGGACTAGCATTATGATTACCATCAGGATAACGAAGCTTACTTCGTCCCTCGTCAAACGCTTTATTCTGATCTGCCTTACCTCTATGACCTTGGATTACAGAACAATCAAAGTGTTTTACTACTTCTTTAAAAAGGTCTTGTAACCTATCATCGCATGTTGCAAGCCTCTTTTTAGATCGAGACCCAAATCTAGGCATTACTTCTTTTTACAACTATAAGTACGACCGTCCCAAGTAAAACTCTTTGCTCCACCAGCGCATCCAGCTTTAAAAGCTGATCTAAAACTCTTAGCTGCTTTGGTTTTCTTGCCATACTTCACATAATCAGGTCCTTTCTTAGTAGTCACACGTTTTACCGCTCCTCTACGAACCTGAGTATCTGCAGTTGCTCCAATAGCCTTAGCTCTTCCCTTTTTCGTACTAATGAGACCAGTGCCCTTAGCTCTTTTACCAGCTTGTGCTCTTTTGTCTCTCGCAATTGCTTTTTTGCCAGTCTTCTTGAGTTTTCTTTGCCGTCTTCGCTCTTTACTTTCAGCGTCAAACGGGTTCAGCTTCTCCGCAACTTTAGAAGCAGTGCCCTTAGCCTTAGCAGCAACTGCCTTTGTCTTTGAAAAGGCTGGTTTCTTTTTCTTTTTCATTGGTCCTGTTCCACTTGCCATCTTACTATTCTCCTATTGGTTTACCACCTCGACTGTGGTTTTATGAATGGATTGACAAACTTCCTGTTAGGGTCGAGTATCATATCCACAAATTCTACTGGGTCTAAATACCCATAATCAAATCCTTCTTTCCAACTACCAGGTATTGCCTCGTGAGATTCTGGGAAATACTCACCATAATTAAGTTCTCTTCTTAATGGAAGCTCATCAAAAATAAAATGTTCTTGACTGGGATGCATCTTTTGTTGAAACATCCCTGTTCCCTCGTTCAGAACAGCCTGACCCTCTAAATGCTTTCTACCTACTCCACTATATAAACTACGCTTTCTCAATAGACTTAATGGAGCATTTACTGCTAAAACATCTGGAGATTTATTCCCCAAAGCATACTTTATAGCTTCCTTCGGGTTTTTTGTAAAATATGAAAGGCCCTTTACCGCCTCTTTTTCTGACATACCCGTCCTTTCTAAAATATCATCTAACAATGTTCTATCTGGAATAGACGCAGTTGACATACCACTACCTGGTTGTTTTACTATATTAAGAGCCTCCTCAATATTTTTGCCACCAGCTTCTACAACATCCACAGCCTCAGGCCTTAGATATGTTTTTAAAGATTTACCAAGATCATCAACATCAAGAGCTCTTGCAGCCTTTCTAGTAGCTATCTTGCCTCCTCTATATATTATAGTAGCAGGGGCAGTTATGCCTCCACCCATCATATCAATCTGAAATTCTGGTGATCCTACATAATCGACTACTTTCTTTATAACTCTATTTTGAATCCCCTCACCATGAGAAAGACTTTCAGATAAAGATGATGTCATCTTCTCCCATAAACTCGTCCCTTTTGACAACCCCTTAGGAGCTACAGCCATTTATGCAACCACCCAAGGCTTAGCCTTTCGTTTTGGTTTGTACCATTCCTTCTTATTATCCTTTGATCTCTTATAATTAGGAGGAAATGCATGAACATTCGCATAATATAAACTTTCGATTGTATCATCATGGGCCATTCTTGGACCAAATGTAAGAATTTCATGCTGTAAATCAAAGTGATTGTCCCTTAAATGCACTGTTCCCATGCTGAATCTACCGCTTAATCCACTAAAAATACGATTCCTTTTTTGAGTTCCACCTGGTTTCTCGGGTATAACGGCTATATCGAAGCGATTTAATCGCCTTCTTTCATCATTTAATGACTGAAAGATAGACCTGTTCATCGCCACGTCCTCTACAGTAGACGATGTACAGTTATATTTGTTGTATAATTTGATGATTATGTCGACCACACCCTCTTTTCCTATCAAATCACCCTCTGGACTCTTTGACCCAACGGTTGGGATACTTCGATGCCTTTCATATTCGAGAACGTATAATCCATTATCTGAATCCACACCCACAACCATAATGACACTAAAATCAGATTCTTTAGTATCAATGTCAGTAGCAGGGTCACACCCGATAAACGTATTGATAGGTCGCTCTTCTTTGTCTTGTACGATATAGTTAACCCCATCACGGTGTTGGTAGTATCCTTCCCACTTTTTGATGTTTTCCCTCTTCCACATAGCATCTTCTTCACTCATAACCTCCATCATATATTCTTGATAGAACTTTGACGGCTGGCCAGAGTCCCGATAAAACCTTTTCTTCTCTTCTAATTTCTTTTTCCCGAAGAAAGAAGGCCATAAAGTCCCCCCATCTTCGAGAAAAGCCTTATATGTAATAACTTTCCAAGCGAATTTTCGACCCGCCTTTGTCGCCTTTTCATAATTTCCAAGAAGGTTATTAATAAAACTGTCAAAGTGTACAGGAGTACCGTTAACACGGAGCCTACCAGTATGAGGCTCCAGAGCAGGGTGTACAACGGCAGTAACAAGATTCGCATTTTTAGCCCTCGCTTCAGGAGTTATTGTATTCGCTTCATGCTCGAAATCATCGAGCACGATAAGATCGTATCGCTTGTGGAGCTTTGCTCCACCGCGGATACCAGCGACATTGCTTTTAGAAATTAGTTTACACCCATTTCTCGTCTCAATGTCTTCCTCTGTCCATTTAGAACCTTTCATAGGCCCAAAGTAATATTTAAGTCTATCATTATACTCAAAGTGGTACCTAATATAATCCATGTTACCAACAGAGAGTTTCTGAGTAGCGGATACCCAAGCATAGAATCTCAACTCATCGGCAAAGCAAAAGTCTTTTAAGATGGAAGCCTTAGTTAAAACGGTCTTGCCATGACCACGTGGAACAATAATAGCCAGTTGCTTACATTCCTTGTCATCTATGGAGTCTGCAATCTCGTAGTGGAATGGTGGGGTCTCAGACCTCTTAAAGTCGTCAGGAAGAAATAACTTACCAAAAGCAATCAGGTCACTTTTCGCTAGTTCGAGTATCCCCTCCGCTTCCGTCACGTTCTGGCTGTTCACGTTCATACTTTTTTGTCAAGTACTCCTCAAACTCTTTTGAATGTCCCATGTACTCAATATACTCTCTGAGTTCTTGCTGTTGAATGAGTAATATACTGTACAACCTGTCCATTCTAATTCGTAATGCTTTAATCGCTCTGATAACATCATGCTTGGATATTGTTTTCTTCTGCTTCATGGCCTACTAGCTCCGGTATTTCCATATGTTCTATGATAGTTTTAATCCACATATACTTCACTACATCTTCACTATTGCCCTGTATTATCCCTACTATACTTATCTCTTCTGCGATTCTCTTTAATTCAGATATAGACTCACCAAGATTAAGACCTGACGGATCATACCTCTCAGATTCAATCTTCTTTAGTTGGTCCAACAATTTATATCATCCTTATCAAATTCAATGGTTACCCAACCTGTTCTCACAACTGGGTAAATCGCATATCTCGCATATTCTGCATATCTTAAAAAACTTCCTCCTCTAATGTACCACCGTCTGTGCAACGATTCCTCATTGTCTACAATCTTGATTGAATCAATAGGCTTGGCATAGAGTTGGTGGTTATGACCTAAGAAGAATACATCTCCCTTGCTATACACAGCAGCCAGCTTGTCAAGCTCTAAATCACCATTCTTAGCTCCACTATGACCATGACCAGTCACAAGATTCCAACTACTTCCCTTAACGGTAATGACTGAATATCCTGGTAACTTGAAATATGGGACACATAACTCTCTGGCTATAATCATGCTCACATCATAGTCAAGCATCCTAATACTCCTAAGATAGTCGTGGTTACCTCCTCTTATGAATAGACACTTGTCAATGATTGGCTTTATAATATCAAGAAATGCGAGATGCTGTTCATCAGGCCTGATATACTGGCCACGCTGACTGATCTTGTAATGAGGTGGGATACACTCTATTATATCACCATTACCAAACCACATAGCATTAGGATCATCATATATAACCTGAACAGCTTCTTGAAACTTCTTCAGGTCAAATTCATTGGCACCAACATGCATATCTGTTAGACCATGAATACGGACTACTTCATCGGTTTCATATGTAACTATTTGGCCAGCATGAATAGTCTCTTCTTTCTCAGCAATGAAATCAACTATCGGGATTGTGAATTTTCTATTACATCCCTGACATTCATATACCTGAACATCATGCTTAGTACTGTTCTTCCTCTTACCATCTTTATGTACTCTTAGACTAGAGCACCTCGGACATATCACCATTTTCTACCTCCAACTTTGGTCTCGTAGCTTCTTCCAACTCATTAGGAGAGAACTCCTGCACCATTCCATAAATACCCATCTCCAGATTCCGCGTCTGAATACCTCCAACAGTTCCAATAGCTTTTCCAAGCTCCTTAGTACTCTGAAGAACTATGTTCTCATCATCACTGTTCTCTACCAAACACTTAAAACTTCTCAAAATGTATTCGTGGTCAACACCAAGAGACTTCGCTACATCAAGAACAGACTTCTCGACTTCTTTCATTACACGCTCCTGTTTAAGTAATACTATTCCCTTTTGTTTCGCTCTCTCATCAGGGATGTTACCAAACGCATCTTTATAAGCACTGACGACTCCCTTACCAATAGCCACACTCGTGGCAAACATCTTCTCCTTCTTTGTTACTTTTTTGCGGGTCTTAACAGCTCGATTAGGATTCTTATGTTTTCCACTAAAGGTGTAACGATTTTTATGCTTACCAAAATCAGTATCCATAAAAGACCTATCACGATTAAGAAAAGTTCCAACAACAGTCCTAACCCAACCTTTAGCATATCTGTAATTCTTCCTGTCGTTGGGATGTTTAAAATCTCTCTTAACCCTGAGTAACTGAATAATTCGTCCGTCATCGCTTAACACCCAATCTCCTTCCTCACCCTTTCTCCAATTATCTAAAACTCTGGGAGTCTCTCCATTAAGATGTTCCCCCATCTCATCAACACTATCAAAAACGTAATGTCGAGTCCCCTTAATTGACCTGTAATCCATCTATCTCCGATATATGTTTAATCTGATTCACAAGATTATCTATTAGTAAATACACAGGTACAGGTATCTCATATATCACATTGTCTATCTCTATTGGCAAAATATCACCTGGGTCTAACCCACGCAAAATTTCTCCCATTTCACCATGAGAAAGACCACTTAATGGATTATCTACGGGCATATCATTCGCCTATCACTTATGTATCTTCTTTAAAAATTCTTTAGGAAGACCACTATTAAAAAATCCAGCTATACCCCAATCAGGACCTTGAGCTGTTTTTTGAAAATTATTTAAAAACCACTTCTCAGGAACTTCAAATTCTAATATTATACCTTCAGAGCTCTTTTTAATATAACGCTTTGCAACATTCTTATCTGTTGTAGCCCACAAAGCTCTTTTACGAAAGCCAAATTGATTTTTTGGTTTTTTGATATATTCACCACCCCCAACAAATCTTCCCTCTTTTACCATCTTATCACCAGTGTCAATTATTTTTCTTTGTCCAGTCTTTGAATGAGTTAAAACATGCCTGGATTTTTTCCATGAATCAACACCTCTATAAACAGCCACCATTTCTTCACCAGCTTCTTTTGCAACCTTTAAAGCCCTCTTTCCCGCAACCATCTGTCCTATAACTGGGATAGCTGCTGCCATAGACCATGCCGCTTCACCAAATTCACCTTCTA